CGCCACTAGTACTTTGAGTACCAGCAAACGCAGGAGAACGACCTGAAGATCCACCATAGTAATCTTCTGTCTGTTTAATCATTCCTTGAGCATTCTTAGCTTGATTGTCCATTAACTTAGAAATACGACTCAATTGTTCTTTAACAGTTTTGGTGTCATACTTATCTACGTTAGACAAGAAACTGTTCATGATGTTTGCAGCATCACGATCTGTTTGACTTCCTTTTTGTAGAATCTGAGCTTGTAAGCGAATTGACTCTAATGTAGAAGCAAAGTCAGCAGCAGCACGAGAACCTTCTGTAGACTCTCCGGCAACAGTTTTTAATTTATTACGGAAGTTTTCAGTAACACCAAATTTAAGAATACCTGTATCAATCATTCCGGTTAAACGATCAAGTTCAGATTTGTTTTGAGTTGCTACGTTAAACTTCTCTGTTTGTGGTGCAATAACAGAATTGTAAACACTAGCAGGAATATCTGACTTAACTAATGAACGTAAGCGATCTTCCAACGCAGGTATTTGACCTTGTGGGTCTCCTTGTTGTTTCAGTTGAGCAATCATCCCCTGAGTCTTCATAACTTCAGTTTGATTTGCACCCATGTTTTTACCAATTTCAGACACAGTTTTTTGCTGTTCTAGTCCGGCTTTAGTTAACTCGTTTGCTCTAGAGATAGCCATTTGAGCTTGTTCTGGATGACCTGCTTGCATTAAAGCACTTGCTAATTGTTTTAAACCTGTAGGATTAGTTGTATCAAATTGAGTTGCAAGTTGCTTTAGTTCCGTTGCTTTTTTAAGCATTGGATCTTGCACACCTAATAAGTTTGCACCAATATTACCAAGCATTTGACCACCACGGAAACCTCCGTATTGTGCTTGTTGCATAGGATCAAGTTGAGCAAACTTCATTGCTTGTGCGTCTTGCAACGCTGCTTGTTGTGCTTGATACTGTGAAGGATCTACACCAAACAAACCTTGTACTATTGAATTATCAGCCATAATTTTTCCTTATACTCCCATACCATATCCAGCATCACTCCAATTAGCACTTCCAGTCTGTGTTGGACTTGCTCCGCCATAGAAATCCATTGATCCTGAATAAGGTGAAGCTTGTGTTGGTTGTGTTTGATTACCGCCAATTTGATTCTGGAACCAACTATTAAGTGCTTGATTAGAACCAACACCTTGTAATAAAGAACCTCCTAAAGAATAAGAATTACCTGCTTGCTGTGTTTTAGCAGCAGATAGACCACCTTCAAGTAATGACTTACCAACGTTAGCACCTGCTGTGGATTGTTTTGCACCCAATGCAGTAGATAAGTCGAAAGGTTGTTGACCCATTCCTTCAATGCTTCCAATCAATCCTAATTGAGTCTGTAATGGACCATATCCTTGTGTAGTAAGTGCAGGTACTTGACCAAGCAATCCACCACCTGTACCAAATAAATTAAGACCAAACTGAGTACGCTGTTGACCATAAGCATCAGCTTGTGAAGCAAGTGTGCGTTCTTGTTGTGCTTTAGCGTTATAAAAAGCAGCTAATTCAGGATTAGTCTGCATTAAACCGCCTGAAGTAGTTCCTCCAGTAGCTAAGCCTGTACGACCTGTTTGAAATTGTGCATTACGAATACCGGCTAATTGTTGTTCATATCCGGGAGCTAGTAAACCCCTTTGTTGAGCCATCCAGTCTTCAGAAGCTTGTTGTGGGGAAGTAGCAAGATATTGTTTACCAAGACCAAAAGCACTTTCAGCTCCACCATATAAAGGCTGTGCTGCTTGTCCAACTTGTTGTGGATTAAACGCTTGAGCTTGTCCAAAGATATTACCCTGAATACCTTGTAGTCTCGGATCAAGAGTATACCCTGCGGACGCAATTGTTCCGTCAGGATTCATTGTAAAGTTAGATGACCCTAGATTAGTAGTTATACCAACAGGAGTAAACCTAGCAGCGTTTGCTGCTTGATCTGCTGCGTATCTTTGTGCGTCGGCTGATGTACTTGCTGCAGACTTTGCAGCCTGACTGGACATGTATGCACCGCCAATTGTTGCTGCTGCTGCAGCTGCTGCTCCCCATGGCATATTAAGTTCCTTCTTTCATAATTAATACCTCATCTACTTTATCTGGATTAGTTTCATCTGTTGCATGAATACAAAACCATACTGCGTCTTGCAACGCTGTAATGGAATGGTGTACACCTTTATGTATAGTAATACAAGCAGGAGCAGTGTACTTTATAGCTTTTGCATCTGTTTTAACAATTACTTCACCTGCAGCTAAAATGCTTAAATGGTCGTACTCGTGAGCATGACTTAAAGCAAAATAACCTTTAGGCAACATCATTTGTTTAGCGTACACTCCGCTAGAGAAATGGTGCTGTGTTCCTAAATCTACTTCAAAAGTACCTTGTAGTTCTTTAAACTGTTCAGATACGGGGTGCATTTTTATCCTTAAACATCTCTGTACGAATACAAACAATCATTGCTATTCTGTCTGTATCACTTTCGTTATCTACCCAGTGAGGATTAGAGTTATCAAACCACCAAGCTTGTCCTAATTCAGGATCTATAACACCATCATCAAATCCAAATATAGAACCTTTAGAGTTCATAATTGGGACATAGAACTTATCGTAATACTGGGCATGCCACCCTGCATCTGTGTGTCTGGCTATGTGTCCGTTAGCAGGTAGTTTAGTAATTAAAACACCACCCAAACGCTCACCATCCACAATACGCATTAAATCAAACACTACTTTCTTAACACTTGGTATCTTATCTATTACTGGATACCATATTGAATCGTGTTCTGCTTCAAACCCTTCTAAACTACCTTTAGCTTCAAAAGGTCTTACATCATTGTATCTTGCCCAGATGTCTTGCATTTGAGCATGTGGTGAGTTAGGAAAAGTTCTTCTATACTCATACTTATCAAACTCATCGTAGTTATCTAAAAGTTCTTTCTGTAAAGGTAAAACATCTAATCCAGAAGTCACACATAAATGAGTTTTAGGCATTAATACAATTCAGCCCAGTTAGTTAACGATGAGCTTGTATCATCGTGTTGTGCTTTGTAAGTTGCACCGGGAGGTACTATGACAGTACCTGTTACATGAATCGTATATGCACTGTGTGTAAATTGCCATACTAGCGTTCCAGCAACATAAATATATTGGTTTGAATTATCAGCGACGTTAAATGTAACTGAAACCATAATAGGATAACTACGAGAATTAGTATAGTCTGTATTAAAACTTCTAGAACCTGTTACGTTATTCCATACTTCTCCACCAATACCTAGTCCTTTTATAGTAGCAGGTGCGGTTGAAGCCCAGCTAGTTCCGTTAGAAGTAAGAACGTTACCTGAAGTACTAGGAGCTACAGAATTAATTCCTGAAGTTCCATTACCAACTAATACTGCATTAGCTGTTAATGTTGAACGACCTGTACCACCATCAGCTACAGTTAAGTCAGTAATACCAACAATAGTTCCGCCAGTAATGTCTACAGCACTTTTAGCTTGAGTAGCAATATTACCTAAGCCTTGAGCAGTTATTTCTTGTTTTACGTAAGCAGTAGTAGCAAGTTGAGTAGTATTAGAGCCAGTAGTTGCTGTTGGTGCAGTAGGTGTACCTAATAAAGCAGGACTAGATACGTCAGCTTTAGATGCAATCGCTGAAGAGATAGCTGTAAACTCAGTATCTAACTCAGTACCTTTAACAATCTTACCTGCGTTACCAGTAGGAAGAGTATCCTTAGTTGTAAAATTAGTTGACTTTGAATAATCAGACATTATATATTCTTTCCTGTTTTAATAGCTACGTCTACTTTTTGAACAGATAATGGAGTTCCATTAATATCTGATTCAAATCCAATTTGTAATACTTTACCTGATCCTGAAGCATTAAACTTTAAAGTATCTAATGAAATACCGTTAGCATATTCAGCAATTCCGTATTCTGCAATGCCGTATTCTGCTACAGTAAAAGATTTTAAAGTAAGTGTGCTGCTGTTATAGTTGTTGGTATAGTCAAAGCCCCACTTAATAGAAATAACTTGACTACCACCACCAATAACAACCATTCCTAGCTTCTTAAGAATCTTAATAGCTGTTGGTTGGTCAAAATCAAAATAGTTGGTATAGTAAGACCAGCGATAGCTTGTTGCGTTATCTTGATAGCCTGTATATTTACCAATATATCCTAGTTGTCCAACATATAAATCACGATTTTCTAATACATAGAAAGAACGTGGATTAATGTTCTTCCAGATAGTTGTTCTTGCTGCACCGTTCTCTAAAACACCACGAGTATCAAAGCAATAAGTAAATCCTACTGATGGTAACGATAATAGATAAAACGCATCTGTTGCATAATATACAGCTTTAATATTCTTTAATGTCTCAGTTGCTACGTTAGCAATTAAATCATCACGTACATTCTTAGAGACATCACGCAATGGCATAGATTTCTCTTGAATCAAACGACCAAGAGACTGTACACCTGTTTCAGATAAGAACATAATATCTGAACCAAAGACAGAAGCTACGGAATCACGAGCAATACATCCAACACCTTTAATAACATCTTGTAATGTCATTGTTGCTGGATCTTTAGGATTAGCATACACTAAAATAGTTCTGCTGCACATGATAATTAAGAAACCATTGTGTGCTGCTAAAGCTACAATACCATCTCCAGTAGGGATAACGGTACTAATGTCTAAGTACCCTGAAGTACCTGTAGTAAAATTAGATGGGTCCTGTAAGTCACTGAAGTAAACAGTTTGATTATCCCCTGTTATGTTAGCAGTCCACATCCGTCCATAAGCTGTAATAGCACAGTTAGGTAGAAATGTACTTACAGAATATCCTGTAGGTAAAGTACCAACATCACCTAATCTTTGAAAACCGTAAGATCCAGTATGATTATGTGTCGCATTACCTAGTTTATGGTAAACCAATACTGGATGACCTGCTTGAACAAATACAGCATGGGCAGAAGTATTACCGCTACGGTTGTATGGCATACCAGCAATCTGCCAGTTATCATCACTAATTGTGTATGCAGTAGTTCCTGTACCAGCAGCGTCAACAACTGTTGTGTCTACGGCTGCGGTTAATGTAGTTGTACCAGTATATATTTTATTACCAGCACAACTAAACACTACGTTACCATCAGACTTAACAAACTCAAATATAGTCTTAACTGCTGGACTAGACGTAATTGCTGTTGTATTTACTTTGCTCCAGCCTTTACGAGCACCGATACGACCATATTTATCAATGACACAGTTAAATGCTTCTAGTGCATACCCGCTTGTGAGCTGTACTGAAGCATCTTGAATATCAAGACCAGAGAATCCTGGAGCTTGTATCGACCCTGTTATTAGAGCTTCTGCCATTAAGCTGTCCACTCCGCTTCTTCAAGATAGCGACCACTCTCAAGAGCAATAGCGTCGCTTAAAGATTGTCTATACATTGCAAAAGCTTCGTTAGAAGCAATACCGCCATCTTCTCCACGTTCACCCATTGCACGAGCTAGAGCATTAAATATAACTGGCTCGGAAGGAATTAATAAAGCATCTGAGTTAGCTGATAGTGGTACTTGTGGTTTAATTACGTTGAAACGAAGATTGTAAACCCCATTAGGAATAGGATATAAATCTACTTGAGTATCACCGTTGGAGTTTGTACCATTAAAGTTATAGTATCTTGGTTGGTCTTTTTGTGCTGTCTGTATCAAAAACAACTTATTCATTTGTTCAGTTGTTTGTAATTCTAGAAAATAATCGTTGGTATCGTTAATTACATCAATCACACGAAAGCGTTGACCAGATCCAACTAATACATAGTTGAACACATCTGCACCTGTAGTAGCAGATAAAGTATCTGATAAAGCATTCCAATTATAAGCATCTTCACATTGACGCTTAGCATCATTAATAAATTTACCAATAAGCTTTGAATAAGCGTTGTCCGATACAGAAGATACCTCGTTTTCACGAAGTCTAATCAGTACGTCATTTACTAATTGTAGGTATGTCGGGGATGCCATGGTGTCCTTATATTAACACAATTTATACTAAATGTCAAGGTTTTTATCTATTTAAGAATATACTCTTGTGCCAGTTTTGTCTATAATCAAAGCCTGTTTACGTGGTAATGTAGAAAAACTATTAGGAACGCTTATATGCGTCCATGAGTTGAATTCTCTGATGATCTGGTCATACCCTATGTCCGAAGCTATAATCGCCTTCACGACCTCATCTGGGGTCATTCCAGGGACTCTGATGTCAGCAGCACATCCGATACGATGCTGGCTCGTATCTTTAGATCCTACAGCATCATTAACCTGTTTAGATCTAAAAGCAGAGTTAATCATAATAGGCTTATTACCTAGTACTTCTTTAACTCTTTCTAGCATAGTAGCTAAACGACCTAAGTTAGCACGTTCCTGCTCATTAGGAGTATTATCAAACTCACGATGATCCGTATGAGTTAACTCTTCAAGAGTAAAGTTTTCACTTACGTTCATTTAGCTTTATTCCTAATCTCTGTTACTTTCTCAAGTGTACGTGATCCAAAATACGCTCCGAAGACGAGCATGCCCCAGTTACCTAACAGAGTAACGTAGGACTCGTTGGCATTCAATCCAAAGGCTGACATCATAGCAAAGACAAAGTATCCACCAAGAATAGCTATTAGAGCCATTGGTCTAATGTTTTTAGACAGCCAAGAGTCAGAAGTCATGTCCGCTTTCCAGCGATCTGAGACGTTGTTCTGTTCATTCATATCAGCTTGTAGGTCAGCAAGTTTACCTTCCTGAGCTAACTTAGCTAGGTCTAGTTGTGCTTGTGCTTTCTGTGCAGGGTCAGGAATCAGCTTATCAACAAGCTTCATTCCTACTCCAATGATGTCATCTATTCCAAACATTATTTACCCCTAAAGTTTATAACCCCAAGTACAAAACCACGCAATAACCGCAGCAGCAGCAAAACAGTAGAACTGAACTCTTCTTACAGCTTTAATGTCGTGTTGGTATTCGTCTTTGTTTTTCTGTTCCATCTTCTCTATATCTAACTTAATCTTAAGTAGTGCTTCCCATTCTTTAGCACCATGCTTCTTAATAAAATCTATTTTTATCTTTGCTTCTTGGTCACTTATTTGTTTCTTGTGATTCCAATCGTTTAATGCTTTAATGAGAGCAGTTTCTTTTTTAAACTCTGCTTCTCTAGCTGCTCTACGTCTTTCTGTTGCTTTTCGTTGTGCAACATCTACTGCATCTTGTTGGATAGCTTCTACTTGCTTACCTAATGCTTTACCACTCTCACGACCAGCATCAAGACTACCAGTGAGTAGCTTTACTCCTTCGTTGATTCCGTATGGATCTGGCATTCAACTTAACAATCCCACTTCTTGAGTGCTAATGATTTACGAGTAGGTCGACCTTTATCGTCCTTCATAGGACCCTTAACACCTTCCATACGAGCACAGAAGCTCTTACGTCTACCAGCAGCTTTAGGAGACTTTGCAGCTTCCTTAGCGGACACTGGTGGCTTTAGTTTAGATCCAGTAGTCTTATTATAAAAGTCTCTACCTTTTTGATTAAGTCCACCTTCAGGGTTCTGATAAACTTTCTTAACCATTATTTCTTCTTTGCAGTCTTGGCAGATTCTTTAAAAGCTTTAGCTGTAGGAGCACCTTTGCTGCCAACCTTACGCATCTTCTCGCCAGAGCCTTCAGCGATACGACGACGTTTAGCAGCGATATTGGCATACAAGCCCATCTTAGTAGCCACGCTTAGCACCCATCTTTTTCATTGGCTTAGCCATTGGCTTAGACTTACCTGCACTGCTCAAAGCAATAGCAATAGCTTGCTTTTGTGGTTTTCCAGCTTTCATTTCTTTTTTGATATTGTAAGAAATAGTCTTTTTAGATGTTCCAGATTTGAGTGGCATATTAGTCCTTAGCTAAGTTCAGTTACAGAAAATGTAGAAGATGTTACACCAGAGTCTTTAATAACAGCAATCTTGTCTCCTGGATTTACTTTAACAAAAGTAACACTATTAGTTGGACACATAGGGCTTGTTGTGATAGATGCAGTAGGTGCTGTCCCGATTGCGAAGTGACAATGTCCTAAAGATGCTGCAATACGAATCATTGTAGTGTTTGCACCAAAGGCTGTTGAAGCTACGCTAGAGTTTGTAACAGTAAATACTTGTGTTGTTCCTAAAGCAGGAACTCCGTTAGCTACTCCATTAGGATCTAATTGAAATGTACTCATAATAATTCCTTAGTCAAGTGTTAGTAAATAAAGTGTTTCAAGATACTGTCCTACAATCTCATCAATGATGTTCTGTATTGCCGTATCTTCTTTAGGCACAGCTTGGTAACGAGCTTTCTCAATCCAATCTAAATGCTTAGTAAGAACTGACACAGCATCTTTAGTGTAAGTATCTTTCTCTTCTAATGTAGGAACTTCTACACGTCCATTACGTCCCTGATATTTCTCTACCAATGAATCAGTTAGCTCTAGAATGTTATCATAGAACTCATTGAGTGTCTTGTGGTGTGCAAAGCTGATTGTGTTCCAGTGCTGACGATGTGCTGTATCTCTGGAGAGAAGCAGTAGTGCGATTAGTTTACCAAACATAGAATACCTTAAGCGAAATGTTTAAAAATCCAATCCTTGAACAATGTCAAGAATATACCAATACCTGATGCTAAGAAAGCAACTCCACCTAAGAAGCCTTTATAACGAAGCATCTCATCACGCACTGCATGAATACAGTCTAGTATCTCTTTCTGGCTTTCTTGTAGCTTTTCCACTTCAGCTTCTAAAACAGCGATACGCTCTATCTGTTCGCTCATGTTAACTAATTAATGCAGTTACTTCAGCTTGAGTTAAACCAAGTGCAGTTAGTTTAGCTAGTGCAGAAGCCTTTGATGCTATTGCTGCTTGTTCTGTAGCAGTTTCAGCAGCTTGTAAATCTGCTTGTTTAGCAATTACAGTAGCTGGAACAATTGTTATAGGGTGTCCATTAATATCTTCAACAAGAAGTGAATTAACATCATTACCACGAATAGTAACGGCATTTGTATAAACGGCATAAACCGCATCATGTATATGTATCATTGTGCTATCTCCATCAAAGTAATTGTTGACATTTCACCGCTATATTGAGTAGAAACAGCCCCAGTTCCATCTGTGTTTGCTACTTGAGTTTTGTATATTGTTGCAGAAGTAGTTGCTGGAGAATCTAAATAACTTAAACTACAAGACAACCCATAAAACTGCAGTGTACTATTTGTATATCCAGCAAAATAAGCTGGTTGAGAAATTGCTGTTCCTGCTCTTAATAAACGAACACCAATATCATCATAAACATTGGTTGTTCCTTTTCTCATTCCGTTTTGACTTACTAATATAAGAATTTTACTAGTAGAAAATTTAGGAGTAATGGTCGCAGTTAGTGTTGTATCTACCCAAGAAGCACTTGAAGAAGACGCTGCTGTTGTTGTTGAGAAATTAACCACTTGCAACACATTACCAGCACTAGCTTGTGTAGTAGCGTTGTTAAATGTAAGACCATTAGTACCATCAATAATCATTGTCATGCTAGTTGTTCCTGTGTGGGTCTAGCTAAAGTAGGATGTTCCCACTTGGCTATGTAATCACCTTCTCCATCATTACGCAAATCAATATTTCCTTTTGGAGAAAAATCTTCTTTATTTAATTGTGGATAAATAGCAATAATTTTTTCGTATAAAGTCATTATGCAGTCCTTATCATGGCAATAGAAAAATAGTCATATCTATTATCTACATAAGTTGTTCTAGTTCCTGATGCACCACCAGCTTCAAGATAAACCTCAATATAATCAGTTGTTCCGTTGCAATACATTAAACCACCAACTGAACTAGATGGATATTGCGTTGCTACGTATTTATCTGAAGTCATTGTTGCTGTGCTAGAACTGCTATAAGTTCCATTTTTTACAATATAAATATAAACAATATCTGATCCTATTGCCCATCCAGTTCCCCATTGCATTGCAGCAGTTATTTGATAATAACCAGCAACATTTGGGGTATATCTATTATTTGCAACACTCCAACAGGAAGCCGTATCCCATTGAACAGTTCCAAAACAAGTAGCTTTTGTTGTTGAATTTATAGAAACAGTTTGTGTTGCATTAGCAATTGCTCTAAAAATTGGCATATTACCGCTAACCATAACATTACCAGTAGCATTAGGTACAGTAATAGTATTTGCACCAGCCTGTGTTTGAAACGCAAGATTACCAGTAGTATCACCACTAATAGCTATTGCAGTTCCAGCAGAAGTTCCAGCAGATATAATTGATGCCATTATGCTGCAATCTCCATAAGTGTAATAGTTGAGGTATCACCACCACCGCCATCTTCGTTAAATTTAACAGCATTACCAAGTCGGCTATACCATTGAAGTTTATAAGTTGTAGAAGATGTGGTTGCTGGAGAATCTAAATATTGTAGTGAAAATGAACCAACTAAAGAAATAACACCATTAGTACTATACAAAGCATTAGTATTAAAAGGTATTACAGTAGAAGCACCTCTTACCATTTGAAATGAGGGAGCTTCGTTTAAAGCTGTAGGTCTATAAACACCATTAAGAATAACAGTCATTAGAATTTTACTTGTAGAAAACTTTGGTGTAATTGCTAAAGAAAAACCTGCATCATTAAAAGAAGTTGTAGTAGTTGAAAAAGTACTTTGTGTGCTTGTTGAAACTACTTGAATAACACCGCCTGATTGTGGGTTTCCACTAGTCAGCATTGTTCCTGTTCCTGCTGGAAGCGTAATAGTATTAGTACCAGCTACGGCTGGAGCAGCTAAAGTAATAGCACCTGATGTATCGCCTGAGATTACGACTGAACTCATAAGACTAACCACCTTTGCCCTGATGCAACAGTTACAGAGTAACCTGATGCGATTGTAATAGGACCAACAGATAAGCAATTGTTACCTGCTGTCGTTGTAATATTCTCTGCAATGCTTGTAGAGTTGTAAGCAATCGCTTTAGTAGCAGCAGAGCCAAAGTATTGACCACCAGCTACAGCAGATGTAGATACGGCAGTAATCAATCCCTTGCCATTAACTGTAATAACTGGAATAGAACTAGAGCTACCAAATGAGCCTGTGTTAGAGTTTACTGTAGCAAGTGTTGCGTTAGTGATTGCAGTACCAGTATTTCCAGATAGAGTTAAATCTCCACCAGTAACCGATACAGAACCTGATACTGTAGCCCAAGAACCATCACCACGCAAATAAGTAGTAGACGATGGTGTACCAGTAGCAGTGATACCACCAACAGGTAAACCAGTAGCATTTGTAAGCGTACCTGAAGAAGGAGTACCTAATGCTCCACCAACAGTAACATAAGAACCTGCTGCTTGTTTACCATTGAATGTATTCCAGTCAGTAGATGTCAAATAGCCACTAACAGACGTAGTAGCTGCTGGCATTGAGATTGCTGGAGTTGTGCCACCTGAAGATACAACTGGGCTTGTGCCAGTAACAGAAGTAACACCACCAGTAACAGTACCCCATGAAGTAACTGTTCCGTTGGTAGTTAAATACTTACCAGAGTTACCTGTTTGACTTGGAGTGTAGGATGCTGCAGTTGTTGCTGAATTAGCAGCGTTGGTTTCCGAAGTAGCAGCATTAGTCGCTGATGTACTAGCATTAGATGCTTGAGTTGTAGCAGTTGATGCAGAGCCACTTGCTGAGGTCGCAGAAGCTGCAGCAGCAGTAGCACTGGTGGAAGCATTACTGGCTTGTGTAGTCGCTGTGGTGGCACTTGTAGCAGCGTTGGTTGCTGATGTACTAGCATTTGATGCTTGAGTAGTTGCTGTGCTGGCTGAGTTGCTTGCACTTGTAGCGCTTGATGCTGCATTAGTCGCAGAAGTACTGGCACTAGTGGCTTGAGTAGTCGCTGTAGAAGCTGATCCTGAAGCGGATGTAGCTGATGCTGCTGCGTTTGTAGCAGATGTGGAAGCAGCCGATGCACTACTTGCAGCGTTTGTTGCTTGAGTGCTTGCTGTAGTGGCTGAAGTGGAAGCGTTAGATGCTTGAGTAGAAGCTGTAGTTGCTGAGGTACTTGCATTGGAAGCCTGTGTCGTTGCTGTTGAAGCAGATCCAGAAGCAGCAGTTGCTGAAGCTGCAGCAGCAGTAGCAGAAGCAGATGCTTCAGATGCTTTAGTAGTTGCTGTTGACGCACTGTTAGATGCGTTAGTGGCTGATGTGCTTGCTGAAGACGCTGAGGTACTAGCATTAGATGCTGAAGTACTTGCAGCAGTTGCTTGTGTTGTAGCAGTAGTTGCTGAACCAGATGCAGAAGTTGCAGACGTAGCTGCATTAGTAGCACTTGTTTGTGCTGCAGTTACTGATGCAGTAATTAATAAGGCTTCACTGGCTGCGTCAGCAGTAGCATCACCTGCTCCACCAGCACCACGATAGATAGCCATTATTCAGCCTTAGATTTAGCTACAGTTTTCTTTTCTTTGATTTCTACAACAGGTTTAACCTCTTCGAGGACCTCTACGTAGCCAGGATGTTGACGCATAGTACGAATATCATGCTCTAAATCAAACTCTACTGTATTGTTTGTTTCAGTACATTTAAAAATTGCCATGTTATATCTCCACAGTTTATTTTAAGGCTCTTGGTAGAGCACTAAAGTAAACTGCCCCACTCTTTTGAGCAGGGCAGAACCTAGTTTCTAGGTATTAGGCTGGAACAGCTAGTGCAACAGCAGAACCGTCACGCAACTCTTTAACACCGTAGATTGTGTCTGCAGTGAACAAGTTACCGAGGTACTCTTGTTTGTATTGAGTTTGTGAACGAACAGCCATTTGCTCAGCTAAAACTGCAAAGTCACGATGACCTAGCAATGCAATACGAGCAGCACCTGAACCTGATGTTGTATCAGCGTTAGTAGAAACGAATACTGGAATACCATATACGTTACCAATTTCGCCTGAACGGATTGTGTTGCCACCACCAACTTCACCAACGAATGCTTGCTCAGTAAAACGAGCGATACCCATCAATGTGTTACGTGTTGAAGGAGGAACAATCAAGAAACGACCATCCATAGGTGTGTCATTGTCATCCAAACGCTGAATGGAACGACGGATAGCTGCATCTGTCAAAGCTGCTTCGTTGTTTGAAGCTGCAACATAAGCAGTTGTACCGTTTGAACCAAGATAAGCTGTGTCATAAGCGGCAGTACCAGCACCACCGTTAACACCACGACCTAATTGGATCAATGAAGTATCTACTTGACGAGCCAAAGCGTAACCAGCGTCATCAGTGTAGAACTGACGCATAGAAGCCAAAGCTTGTACATCAACGATGTCTTCGATCAAGATTGAATACTCAAAATGCTTATCAATCAATACGTTGATTTCAGTTGCTGTATCTGTATTCAATGTTACTTGAGTAGATGCAGCTTTTGCGTTAGCGGAACCACGTCCAGGTTTAGGGATGTGGAGTGTATCACCTTTTTTGCCTTTGAAAGACAATTTTTTGATGAGGTTAGCAAGAACTAAGTTCTTTTTATAGGTCGCAACTACTTCGTCGGACCAGATTTCTGGGATAAACTTATCGCCAGTTGTTTTTGTTTGATGATCTGTACCTAAAGCCATTTTAAAAATCTCCTAAAATTAAATTAACGGACTCGACCCTCGGCATAAGCAGCATGAATTTCATCTTGCATGTCGTTATACCTATTTGGATCAGTCATTCTTAAACGAATTAAATCGACACGTTTATAAATAGGTTTGCCTACTTCCCCAGTACCGCCCTTTTGTACTGCTGCTGATCTAAGTTGCTGTGAGCGTTTCTGCTCTTCACCTTTAACTAAATTAGCGTCTGCTTGTTGAGATTGTTGAGCTCTTGTACCACGGATAGCGGTAAAGGTTTCAAGC